CGCTCGGGCGAACCCCCCTACGGAGCGCTGGGGGCCGTAAGAGCGCCACGTTGCGCCCGCCGTGTAGCATCCCCAGACCACCCGGGTTTCCTCTTTGGGATAGAACCGGGCATTGCCGTAGCCGTAACCGCCCGTTACGCCCAGCGTATGCTGTGCCGCCGCTGTGCCGCCGCACAGCACCGCTCCGAGGAACAGGCATATCATTCCTAAACGCCTCATCATCTCAATCCGTTCATCATCGTGTTCATACCGCTGTTGAATCCTCCGCCCATGGTGCTCGTCGTGTTCGAGGTATTGCTGTTGGTGTTCCGCCTGGGATTCTTGGCCCGCTCTTCCAGCACCTTTTGCAAGCGCAGGGCTTCGCGTTTTTCGAGCAGCTCGGCGAGGGATTGCATCGTTACCGGCGCGAATACCTTGTTCATATCGATAGTAAGCTCCACTTCCCAGTTCTCCTTCGCCGCGAAGGTATCGATATTTTTATCGTCCATATAGTATTCGGCCCGCTCGGGCTGCCGCCGTTCCACCAGATTGCCCGTGTCCCAGCGGCCGTTATCGTTCATGTCCTCGATGATGCGGAACTTCACGTTGCCGGCCGGTACGTAATTGAAACGGCATACTCCGCTGTGCACGCCGGTTTTTTCCTGAAGGAGTTTTCCCGATTCGTTCAGCAACTGCACGATGTAGCTCGCCTCGTCGCTTTTACCGACCACATTGACGATGAACGTAGCGAATTTCTCGGGATCGACACCCGTGTAATTGACTGCGATCGAATCGTTTTGCTGCTCCGCCACATCCGCCAACGCTCCTTTAGGGATGGTCAGGGCATAATTGTTTTTCAATTGCCAGGGAACATCCAGCCACCAGCGCCGCATGTTGGCCGTATCCTGCTGCCATCGGATCCGGATCGGACGCGGTTCCTCCTTCTCCATCTGTTCTGTCAGCACGCCGGCAGCCGAGTCGAACCGGACCAGCGGGTAGTCGAATTCGACGTACAGCCTGGGTTCGGGGGTAACGGAACCGGTCGTGGAAAACTTGTAGGTAAACGTACTCGGCTTCTCCGGTTCGACCCACTCTTCGCCGGCAGCCAGTGTCTTCTCTTTCTCCTTTTCGAGCTGCTCGCGCTCTTTAGCCTCCTCTTTCGATTCGATATACCGCCAGGCCAGTTTCAACTTCTCGGTCGAGGGAAGCAGCCGGTCGAGGGAGTCGTGCTTCATGTAGGTAATTTCTCCCCGGATGGTATCGGGCAGACTGGCCGAAGGAACGTCGAACCACAACGCGATCGTATCGCGGTTGCGTGATTGAGGCTCAATGATTACGCGGTCGGCAGGGATGCTGTCGAACACGATGCTGTCGATCCGGGGATGGCCCGCATTGAAATAGAGGAGCGCCTTGTGCTGCACCGGACGTTCCGATTCACGCAGGTATTGCCGACCGAAAGCCTCGTCGGTAAACATTCGGAAGTAAAGCTGCGGGTCGGCCGTCACGTAGCGGCGGATCGAGTCGTACCACATGGCGAAGTCGGGCATCTCGGCCGGGTACTGCGGCCAGGCACCGGCCTGGGTGCAGACGTAGGCGGCGGTGTTGACGGCCTTGCGGTGGGCTTCTGCCAGCGTGTCGCCCAGCAGGATGCGGGCGGTGAAGGTGCCGGAGAAGGAGTCACCCGCACCCACGGTGTCGTTCACCTCGACGTGCGGAGTGTCCAGCGTGGAGACCTCGCCCTTGCGGGAGATGATGGTGGAGTAGGCGGAGCCGGCGGTCAGAATCACGTAGTCAAGGCCGAATTCCTCGATGAACCAGCGGGAGGCGTCTTCGCCGGAGGTGCCGCGGATGTCGAACATGTCGCGCAGCAGCAGGAGTTCCTCGTCGTTGATCTTGAAGACGGTGGCCGCCTTGAGGAGTTCCTCGATGAGGTCCTTGGAGTAGTGGTCGCCGCGCAGGTTGATGTCGAAGAACTTCATCGCGCCCGGCTTGGTGTGCTTGAGCAGCTCCGTGATGGTGGCGTGCGATTCGGGGGAGCGCAGGGCCAGGGTGCCGAAGCAGACGGCGTCGGCCTTGGAGACCACGTCGATGAGCTGGCGGGTGTACAGGATGTGGTCCCAAGCCACGCCCTTGACGATGGTGTACTCCGGGATGCCGTTCTTCAGTGCGACCTCGACGGTGGAGGTCGGCCAGGCATTGCGCTGGATGACGGTGTTGATACCGGCCTCGTTGGCCTTGGCAATCAGTTCGTCGCCGAGTTCATCCTCGCCGACCGCGCTGATGGCCCAGCCTTCGGTGCCGTTCTTCATCGCGTGGTAGGCGAAGTTGACGGGGGCGCCGCCGGCCCGAGCGGGGGAGGCACCCGCAGCTGCTAAAGATGCCGCAGCTGCGGTAACTGAAGCTACCGGAGGAACGGAACAGACAGAAGAGAACCGCAAGCGAACGCAAGCGATCCAGCAAATGGCCCGTGCCGCTGGCCTTTCCGCCGATTACGCGCTGGCACTGGTCGGTACCGATCTTACCGTGGAGCAGTGCAGCACCGCGATTATGCGACGGCTGGCTAAACGAAGTCAGGAAAACGGCGTGAACGGTAACCATAGTGTCCGTGCGACCGGCTTGGATGCTGGCACCAAGAAGCGTATGGCCGTGGAGAACGCACTGCTGCACCGCATTTATCCGTCCAAGTTCTCGTTGGACGCCGGCGCCCGCGAATTTCGCGGCATGACCATGGTAGAGATCGGGCGCGAACTGTTGTCCGAGCGCGGTATCAACACCCGAGGCTTGGATCGTTCCGAAGTGGCCAAAATGGTTTTCAACCGTGCGCACAGCACCAGCGACTTTCCGCTGTTGTTCGAGGGTGTGATCAACAAGATGTTGCGGGCACAGTATGAGTTCGCACCGGAGTTTTGGGACAAAATCGCCCGACAGACCAGCGTGGACGATTTCCGTGCACGCGGTCTTTACTCGGCCGGTGTCGCCAATGGCATGAAGAAGATCCCCGAGGGTGGAGAAATCAAGTACACAACGCTTAAGGAAAGCAAGGAGCAGATCCGCGTCGAGACGTTCGGCGAGGGCATCAGTTACACCCGGCAGGCGTTCATCAACGATGATTTGGGCGTGTTCTCGATCATCCCGTCGGCATTCGTCCGCCATTGGGATATGCTCCGTGGAAACCTCGTGTGGGGTCTGCTGACCGACAACGTGAAGATGTCCGACGGCAAGGGGATTTTCGATGCTACCCACGGCAACCTCCTCACGGGTGCCAGCAGCGCATTAAGCGAGGAGAGTCTTGCGGCGGCAAAGACGGCGATGATGAAGCAGAAAGACATCGCGGGACAGATTATTCGCATGGTGCCACGTTACCTCATTGTGTCACCTGAGAACGAGATGATGGCCAAAAAACTGGTAACAGCGACAACGCCCGTCAAGTTCGAGGACGTGAACGTTTTCGCCGGTGCGTTCGACGTGATCGTCGAGCCGCGATTGACCGATCCAAAAGCTTGGTATCTGATGGCCGACCCGTATGCAGTGGATAGTCTCTACTACGCATACCTGGAGGGCAACGAGGGTCTGCGTGTGGACAGCACAGAGGAGTTCAAAACCGACTCCATGGACTATGCCGTCCGTGGCGATTTCGGTGCTGCGGCGATCGACTATCGTGGCATCGTGAAAGCAGCGGGGAAATAGCGTAACGGCAAACTTCCCGCAGGGGCGGAATTTATCGTGCCTGCCCCTATTTTAAGCAAAAACTAAAAATACAGAGCAATGAAAAACTTCATCCAGGATGGTAAGACCATCGAGTATAAAGTCGCAGAAACTGCGATCAAGAGCGGTGATGTACGCGTAATCGGTGACGTCGCTGGTGTTGCCGTTACTGACGGCGCCGTGGACGAAACCGTCGTGTTGAACGTTACGGGCGTGTACGAATTGGCCAAAGGTACCGGTGCAATCACGCAGGGCCAAAAGGTGTATGCTGCTGCCGACGGTTCCGGTATTGTGGCAACGGCCGAGGATAACAAGGCTGTCGGATGCGCTTGGGAGGCTGCCGACGCAGGCGATACCACGGTGTTGGTCAAGTTGAACGTATAACCTCCGAGCGTATGAACAACCGATTTGACAGGATGGCCAAAATAGCATCTTCGACCATTTCCAACCTTATGGGCGAACCCGCTGTTTGGCTATCCCCAAATCGGGGAAATATTCCCGGACGGGCGTTGTTCAAGGACCCGAGCGAACCCACGCAGATCGGAGACTCCGAGGGCTACGAATATAGACCGAGCACGGCCACCGCAGAGTATTACGAAGGTAATTTCGTCGGGCTGAAGCAAGCCGTGGATGCCGAAACGACCGAATACCTCGAAATACGTGGAAAACGGTATTTGATTACTGCGGTGGACACCAAATTTGACGGAAAAACCTATGTGGCGCATTTGACACCGCACGCCGAAAGCGAAGAATAGATCATGGAGCAACCAATGACAACCAAGGCAGACGCCAGCATGTCCCCTTACGAAAGGTATGAGGACGAGCTGGTCACGTTGTTGCAGATGCCGGGTGTCGATGTCAAGCCGTTACCCAAGATCGAGGCTCTGGAGTTGCCGCGTCAGACCGAGAAACCGCAGATTTTCGTGCTGGTAAACGGTACGGAGTTCGCCGAACGCGAGGAGTTGGCCGTCGTGGCTCAACTGGGAACCGTTCAATGCGAACTATTCATCCGCGCGAAAAACCGGCGGGGAAAACTGGGTCTTTTTGATGTTTACGAGGCGGCGAAATCCCGTCTTTTGGGGCATCGGATGCTGGGTGCGAAAACACCCATTTACTTTAATTCGTTCGGCTATGTTTCGGGCCTGCACAACTATTGGCAATATGCGCTTACATTTTCATTTGCAGCCTATACTGTCGAAGCAGACCGCCCCGATAGTGTGCCGACGATCAAGGAAATCAAAAACGAATTTACTGAAAAATGAAAAAGTACGAGGTAGTAAGTCCTTACGTTGTTTTCAGCGTTAAGGCCGGCGCAGGTCGAAAGGAGTACGCGTTGAAAAAAGACGATGCCGTCGAGTTGCCAGAGAATGACATCGCGGTTCGTGCGATGGTAGCCCGCCGCCAAATCAAAGAGGTGGCTGCGACAACTGTCGAACCGGCTGACAGCAAAAAGAAATAGCCGGATAAATACAAACCACGCCGGAAACGGTATAACAATTTTATGACATGGCAGATTTTTTACATGGTATAGAGCACATCAACGTCACCAGCGACACGGTGCCCGTGAACGACATCGTTACGGCGGTTATCGGGCTGGTGGGTACAGCGGATAAGGGCGACACTAACGTCCTCACGTTGTGCAAGAGCGCGGCGGACGATGCCGCATTCGGTACAAAAGGAACCATCCCCGAAGCACTTAAGGCGATCCGCATGCAAGACAGCACTGCCGGCAGCGCCTTGGTGTTTGTCGTCAAAGTAAAGGATGCCACCGCCGAGATCACCGGCGCCGACATTGTGGGTACGGTTTCCGAAACGGGTGAGCGTACAGGTCTTAAACTGTTTGAGACCGCAGGAAACAAATACGGCTTTGAACCGATGATCTACATCGCACCGCGATATTCCGCATTGGATGCAGTGAAGCAGGAGTTGATTGTCATTACTGAGAAAACCGAGGCGATGGCATATATTGACACACCCGACGGCTGGGGCTTCAACCAAGCCATTGAGTCGCGCGGTGCGGAGGGTGACTTTGCCACACTCAAAGCCGGGCAAAAGCTTCTTTTCCCGCATGTCCTTGTTGCGAACCCGGAATATAACCCGGATGTCGAGGACCCAGGGGAAAGATACCTCACGCTCCCGGTGTCAGCTTACGCGGCGGGTTTGCGGGCCAAAGTCGATTTAACAGAAGGATGGCATGTGTCATCGTCGAACCACGCCTACACGGGGATCGAGGGTACCGACGTGCCCATCACGTTCGCGCTCTCAGATAAAACATGTGAGGCCAACCTGCTGAACGCACAAGGCATCACGACAGTTGTTAATATGTACGGCAACGGCATTGTGGAATGGGGAAACTACACCGCAGCGTTCCCCAGCACCACCACTCCCGACGCGTTCGAGTGCGTTCGCCGGTCACTGATGATCATGAAGCGTTCGATCACGATGGCCTGCGCCCAGTTTATCGATGTTAAGCAGGTAAAACAGGCCGACATCGACCTGGTTCGCAACATCGTGAACCAGTACTACAACCGGCTGACAGCCGAAGGTAAGATCGTTTACGGGCAGTGCTTTTTCGACCCTGCGAAGAATCCGGCCACCGAGTTGGCACAGGGATACGTCACGTTTTCCAACGAGTGGACGCCCGCCGTGCCTATGCAGCGCATGACGTTCGACCACAAAATCGACATTAACAAACTCTCAACCATCGAATAGCCATGAATATCGCAAAAGTTTACGACGCAAACGTCTATGTGAACAATGCCAGCAAGCACGGGCTGGCGTCGGAGATCACCGCCCCGACCATTACGGCCCTTATGACCGATTACAAGGCTATGGGCATGATTGGTTCGGCCGAGTTTTTCAACGGGTTCGATAAACTCGAAACGACGATCAAATGGACGTATCCGGACAACGAGGCGCAGAAAGCTTTCGGAAATTTCCTCAAGCCCGTGGACCTGATGATCCGTTCCAGCAAAGCGGAATACGACAACACGGGAATCACGGAGGAGAAGCCCATCGTGATGTACATACGCGGGTACTCCAAGACACTCCCCGGTGGCGCGTTCAAGGCCAAGGAGGACACCGAACTGGAGTCCACCGTTTCCGTCCAGTATTATAAGTTGGAAATAGACGGTGAGGAGATCGTCGAAATCGACGTAATCAATAACATCTACAAAGTCGGCGGCGAGGACTTGCTGGCTGAACGTAGGCAAAACCTTGGATTGTAATGGGACAGCAAGCACTGAATCGCAAGCCGAATTTGTCAGTTCGGCGGCGGCTCCAGCTCGACGCCAACACCGAGATCGCTGAGATTGGTATCACGGTACGCAAGCAGATGGAGCTAACCAACAACAAGAGCCTGACGGACGTCGAGCGCGGCATGCACCTGATGGCCGCCAAAATTCTCGTAAACGGTCAGCCGAGCGTTTACGACGATCTGATGGACGGCCTCAC